TCATTTCCCCCTCGCTAATAAAACCTTTGAAATACAGTTCGTCGAGCATGAGGTACCATTCTACCAGCTTGGCAAGATTCACGTATGGGGTTTACGTTGTGAGTTGTTTGAATACTCAGACGAGGACTTCAATACTGGGGTTGCAGAAGTGGATGCGGTTGAAATTAATTTCGCCAATGCCATTACCATCACCCTCGCTTCTGGGGGAACAGGAGATTTCACTGTCGGTGAAACAGTTACGGGATCCACAACTAACACAACTGCGGACGTTAAATCGTGGGATTCGGCTACTGGCAAACTCATTGTCATAAATCGCTCTGGTAGATTTACAATTCCAGAAACTGTCACTGGTAATACTTCTAGTGCTTCTTGGACTACATCAAATTACAATACGCTAAATAATGAGAATAGCGATATAGACCAAAACTGGACCCTTGAGACGCAAGCCGATTCTATTATCGACTTTACTGAGGGCAACCCATTTGGTGAATTCGGTAATAAAGGAGGCACAGTTTAATGCTTGGGACATATTCCTATCATGAAATTATTAAGAAGACTGTCGTAGGATTCGGCACACTTTTTAATAATATCGAACTGCGAAGGACCAAGGGTAGCAAGACTGAGGTTATGAAAGTGCCTCTTGCCTATGGTCCTAAGCAAAAGTTTTTGGCACGTCTCCGTGCAGTTGGTGACCTTACTACAAAGGACCAGGTGCAGATTACATTGCCTAGAATCTCTTTTGAGATTCAAGCAATTAGTTATGATGCCACTAGGAAACTCTCACCTACCGCTTACATCCGTAATACAAAAGCAGCGGGTAGTAATGTAAAGAGTTTCATGCCAATTCCTTATAATATTAATTTTGAATTGAGCATCATGGCCAAGAATCAAGATGACTCCTTGCAAATCATCGAGCAGATTCTGCCATTTTTCCAACCATCTTTTAATATAACACTCAACTTAGTCCCCGACTTAGGTGAGAAGAGAGATTATCCAATCACTCTTACTTCTATTGATTATGAGGATGTATATGAAGGTGACTACGATTCACGTAGGACGCTGGTATATACTCTGCAGTTTGTAGCAAAGACATACTTGTATGGACCTGTGCAATCTACAGATGGAGAAATTATCAAGAAGGCGATTGTGGATTACTCAACTAAGGTTGATACCACAGCACCTAGAGAAGTTAGATACGCGGTTGAGCCCGACCCATTGTCGTCCGACCCTGATGATAACTTCGGATTTAATGAAATCTTTAGTGAATTTACAGATGCCAAGTCAAGAAACCCCGTCACAGGATCAGACGAGTAAGTATGACGGCATTGAGGAAGCACTCAATGTCGATAGTGAGATTGTCCCAGTAGAGGACATTAAACCTGTGATTAAACCACCTACTGCCACTTCAGACCAACTGAAGAAAGACTACGAATATACTCGTGGTAACTTGTATTCTCTTATTGAGAAAGGACAAGAAGCAGTTGATGGTATTCTAGAGCTTGCACAAGAGTCTGACCAACCTCGTGCATTTGAGGTTGCTGGTCAGTTAATTAAACATGTTGGTGACGTTGCCGACAAACTTGTAGACCTTCAAAAGAAAGTAAACGAGATAGAAAACCCTAAGAAAGACAAGCAAGTAACTACTACAAATAATACAATGTTTGTTGGTAGCACTGCAGACCTTGCTAAATTCTTAAAAGACCAACGCGATAAATAGTAAACGTAGGAGAATCCAAACCCAATGTCAGTATTAAACGTCCTTGACACCCAAACAATTTCTGCGAGTGGCAGTGGCTACGTTGTAGTGAAATCTGGTGTCCTTCGCTGCTATGCAGCATCTGCATCCACAATCAAAATTGATGCTGGTCCTGCAGTAACTTTAGCAGCAGGTGATGCTATTCTCCTGTCTTGCGGAAAAGTAAAGAATGCTCAAATCAATGCAATGACTGACGCAGCAACTGCTGTTGTCACTGTCCTTGGTGGAGGCACACCCGCACACAAGTTTGCCGTTGGTGATTATATCGCAACGGAAGCAAATGGTGACACAGCATTTACAAGTGATTTTGTATCTGCAGGGTCAGGTGGTAAAAAGGTAACTGCTATCTCTAATACCACTATCACCACAGATTATGATAGCAGCAATGCAAGTGCAGATTATGCTTTATCAACCGCCGATGTCGCAGCAGGGACAGTCCCTGTGCTCAAGAGAGCAGTCAAACTCACCGCTGGAGGAGCCGACGTTGTTGTCGAGCAAGTCCAAGTCGTCGGGGGATGATGAATGCCCGCCGTCTCCAAAAAACAACAAAGATTCTTCGGGATGGTTAGAGCGGCTCAAAAAGGTGAGATGGTTTCGCCGTCGCCACAGGTTCAAAGAGTTGCTTCCAGCATAAAAAAGAAAGACGCTAAAGATTTTGCATCTACTAAACACAAGGGACTACCAATGAAAAAGTTTTCCGAAATGAGAACTCACTTAGGTGAGGAAGAATACGACCACTATCGCGATAAGCAATTAGAGCGTGGCACGTGGCGTGGTGGTTCTTCGTCTAATAATTCTAAACCTTCAGGTAAACAACCTAAGGGGAAAACTGTCTTGCAAAAACAAGCAGATAAAAAATATGGTGCTGGCACTTCTGCTATGGACAGAGTAAAGGCAGATATTATGGCTAAGTATGGCAAGGGTGCCATCATGAAGACTAAGAAAGAAGAAGTAGATCTTGATGAAGCAAAGGTAGATAAAGGTCGTAGCGATTACGGTAAAGCATCTATCAGAAACTATAGAAGAAGTGGACCTGGTCATGACGATCCTGGTATGTTTGACCCCTCAGGTAAGAGAGGTAAAACTATTGACAAACGTAGGGAAGAGCATAAGGCACGTCGTGGTGTGAAAGGTGCTAAGGTGCCTGCTTACAAGAGAGAAGAAGTAGAGAATCTTGATGAAGTAACTGCAAAGGAAAGAGAAACTAGAGATGCAGGTGCTATCGCTAAGAAAAAAATGCGAAACAAAGAGCATAAGAAATTTGTAAACTTCCTTGATGTAGATGAGTCAAAGATTGTAGAAGCAAAGGTTGACCTAAAAACACCTGAGCATAAGAGAGCAACAGTTAGAGATAAGAGATATGGTAACCCACATGGTTCTCTTGAATTAGGTGGTGGTATCAGAAAGGATAGAAGAGCAGACCACGAAGCAAAACGTGGTGTAAAGAAAGAAGAAGTCAGCATGTCTCGTAAAGAGTATGCTAAGATTCATAAGGACTTCAAGTCTGATGACCCTAAGAATCCTAGGACTACTAAGTATGAAAAGGGAAAGGGCACAGTCTCACACCCTGTAAAGTTTACTGATTCTTATCAACCTGAAGGTGAAGAGTTAGAAGAAAAGAAAAAAGGACTATGGGATAACATTCATGCCAAGCGTAAGCGTGGCGAAAGTCCTGCCAAAAAAGGCGACAAAGATTACCCTGAAACACTAAAAGTAGAAAGTAACTGCTCGGATGATTCCACTGATAGAACACCTGTTAAAGCCAAGAAAAAACGTTTTGCATCTCAAACTGAAGCAACTGTCGGAAAAGGACAGGAAACTACTATTACAGAGCGCGGAGACTATTGGCACCCAGACCCAGAGAAAGATAAGAAACTAGGTGGACCTGGTGCTAATGCTCGTGCTCGTGAGGACCGTGCTGATGCTGCTAAACCCAAGGAAGATCCTAAGAAACTGAGGAAGGGTGAGTCCTATATGGACTATGCCAAGCGTCATGGACGCAAGTCCCCTGCTCCTACGAAGAAAAAATCTTTGTTGGGTCGTCTACTCAATAGAGAAGAATACACAGTAACTAACGCTGACAAGAAAGGAAATACTAAAGCATACCAAAACTTTAAGAAAGGTATGAAAGGTAAAGATGGGAAACCACTTTACAAAGCAGCAGACCACATGAAAGAGTCTGAGACTAGACCACATCCAAATGGACAGTGGGAGTATCATGAGAAGGAAGGTCTTAGGACTTTCACAGATTTCCTGAAGGAAGGCAATCGCACTGGTCGCATGATGCAGAAGTCAAAGACTCAGGTTACTGGACACATCAGTGCTGACAGGGGGTCTGACGAAAAAAAGAATCGTGAGGGTCGTAAGGGTCTTGAAAAGGACTTGAAGAAGCACGGCATCGGACACAAGAAGGGTGTCGGTGAGTATAAGTATGACAGTGGAGAAACTGGCCGAGAGGTGTCCTATCAGACATCAAAACCTGATAAGATGAGTAAGCGTAGATTCGGTAAAGTCATGCGTCGTATGGGACGCAAACATGGACAAGAATCTGTGATTACTAAAGACAAGGACAAGTCTGCTAAACTTCACTATACTGAGAAGGGTAGCAAAGCAAAGTCCGATTCTATCGGTAAAACAAAAGCAGGCAAACATCCTGCAGGGTATGGTGAGACTTCTGGCACCAAGGCTAGAGGTGGCAAACTACCTAAGAAAACCAATAAAGGAGCATATCATTATGGCTGAGCATAAGACCGATTCAAATGGTTATGGTGTTTGGTATTGCGCTTACTGCGGACTGACTGCCCCTAGGGGACACTGTAAACCCAAGACGTATATCGAAAAGCATGAGGCAAATTGTCCCAAAAGACCATGAAAAGTTTCAACGATTTTATTACTGAAGACTGGCAGAAAAAGTCAGGCAAAAACTCTGAAGGAGGACTAAATGAAAAAGGCAGGAAGTCGTATGAGCGCCAAAACCCAGGAAGCGATCTTAAGGCACCTTCAAAAAAAGTTGGGAACCCTCGTAGAAAAAGTTTTTGTGCGAGAATGAGTGGGATGAAAAAGAAACTCACATCTAAGAAGACAGCAAGCGACCCTGATAGCAGGATTAATAAATCACTTAGAGCATGGAATTGTTGAGGACTAGACTATGGACGGCGAATTTGAGGCTTTCTCGTTAAAGAGAGAGGAGTGTGAGAAGTGTGGCGCTACATGGATTAATGGTAAACATGTGTGGCGAGGCACAGGTGCTTCTGGCGACTCTTCTGAGTTAGACTTAGCAGGATTAGTATGTAACAAGTATGGTAACACCCAGTGTATCAACCCTATGAAGGGGAAGGATGGTGGACAGACTTGGGAATATAGAGCAGGTTATATTGATGGAATGTTGAAGGGTAAAATGGATGCGATGAAACAGTTAGGAGACCTTGACATTTAATATGTGGCATTTTTTGCCAGTCCTAGATAAGATGAGTAAGAACTCTTAGAGGATTTAACATAAAATGTCTACCAATTTTTCATCCGACGAATGGAAGTTAATTGCCCTTGCTATAAGGGATAAACAACACCGTTATGTTACTGGTGATAAAATGCATCGGGAATATGGTGCTATTCTAGACGAATGCAACCGCAGAGCGGGCACTCAATTAGTTTGATTTATTATGAAAGTAGGAATTGTAGGCGACAGTCGAACGTGTGAGGGTATGACCCGACGTATGAGTAGTGCTGGCATTGAAGTCCACCACTACCGAAACAGCATGAAGTCTCTAGTAGAAGAGACAAAGAAGAAATACATTTATGGTATTAAATCTGGTGAGACTCACGAGTCAGTAGAGTCAGGAGTTTTTATGGTGGCAGCGACACCAGAAACTGAAGAAAGGTATCTTGATGAGTTGATTCCCCTACTTGACGAGGGTGATATAATTATAGACATGAGTGGTGGTAGTGTATCCACATGCAAAGAATTTGAAATGTATTGCTCTAAATTGGGCATTGCATATATTTTCTCTGGTGTGTATGGACCAAAGGTTGCTATTGATTCTTGTTTCAAAATCTTCAACAGTCTATCACCCGTCAGCAATCATGATATCCATTGACCTTATTGTCAAGAGTGCTGTAGTTTTCAGCTTCACGTTTCTACCAATCCTATTGGTAGGGTATTCAACATTAACAGGAAATTATGCTGACTTTATTTTTACACCCCGCTCTATCTAGAGCGACTAAATACAAACATGTCACAAACACCAATAACAAAAGAAGAAGTGGAGGTAATGATATCTGATGCAATACGGAGACATAATCGTAATGCTTCAATTATCAGTTTCATTGTTGGCTGGGTTGTTCTTGCACTTTTTGCTGAGGGTTTGCTTCGACTTATTGGAGTAATACCACCTCTTCTTCCTTGGTTAAAAATAACTTTATAACCATGCAACCTAAATTAACGTTACTCTTATGTCTAGCACCAGTCGCTGTTATTTTTATAGTAATGAAATTAGCAGTTTGGATGTCTGCTGCTAATGGGGAAGTGGATTATGTTAGACGAGAACCTTTACGGAAACGAGGACCCTACGTGGAAAATCCGTATGCGGACGTTGATGAAGAGGAAGAGGAATTTGGAGATCGCACAGACTATAGATAGTGTTATAGAAGAATACTACTCAGGGTTAGGACTACCAGTCCCCGAATGGAAGACAAAGAAAGACCCTGATTGGTGGATAAAATACTTAGATAGTCTAGGAATCGATAGCAACAACCCATGAATCTAATATTGAAACCGTTAGAGAATGCAAGCGATCCTGTGTGGAGTGTTATATGGATGATTATAATCCTAGTAACGGGCACCACATATTACATATATAAGATACTGAGACTAGCATTTGCGGAGATGAATGAAAATGGGAACAATGACCCCACCGAGTCGGAAGAGTTGTTACAACTTCAGAGTGACGGAGATTAACCGTGTTCTTGACGGCGATACTATTGATGTCACCATTGATCTTGGGTTTGACT